TTGGTTTTTAGCCAATCACAAGCTGCCTTTAGATCTTGTACTGTTGCTTCTCCACTCTTGATTCTGCGTAGAAAGTCCTCTGTAACAAGGTAGTGTAGCTCGTTAAAACTCTCTTCGGTTGCTTTCTTGGGTATAACCCTTGGATTTTCGTTCATTGCATTTTCATTTTCTTTTTTGCGTATTTCATATATTCATCTCTCATTTGCTGCTCTCGCACCCTTTCGTCTGGGCCTTGGAAACCGGGAGAATCCATAAAACCTTTTAGTCTATTTAGGCCACCTTCTTGAATGTCTTTTGTGATAGCTGCATCAAACTGTTTAGATTTGTTGCCACTACCTCTTTTGTTTTTCTTGTTCATTACTTTTCTGGTAATAAGTTTTTCTTTACAAGGGCGGTTAGCTTGTCGTCTATTGTATTGTCAGTAGTCTTACTGTATGCCTCTAGTAATTTTACTACAAGCTCTTTCACAGCTTTGCTGTCCAGAAATTTGAACAGTATTGGTTTAATTAGTGCAATCATAATGATGGTGTGTCTAGGTCTGCTTCGTCGATTTTAACTTTTTTCTTAGATGTTTTCTTTTTAGCTTTTGCTTTTTCAGCAGCTTCTCTTGCTGCTCTTTGATCTGTTAGTGTGCTCATCGTTGCCAAAATTTCTTTTTCTTTTTAGGTGGTTGCAAGGCAGATATTGGTACGACATCTTGGCATAGCACTACCATCTTTGATTTAGGATGGAATGTAAAGCCACGCTGTCTAAGTTCTGCACATTTCAACGCTCTGACTAGTTCATAGTCTAGTCTCATTTTTTCTTCTTGACGTTTAGCTATACGCTTACATTGCCGTAGACCTTCTCGATCTAGCGGAACCATAAAGTTTACTTGAAAGCCCCAGTTCTCATTGATTTGATAACTAGATGGATATAAGTCCCTAGAATCTTCATCATGTGAGTATGGATTTGTATGATTACCCATATAAAACGGACTAAACGTCATAGTAGACCCATTACATTGTATGTTTGGGCCATATACCTGACGTGACGACGCACCGTTGTTTTGAAACTGTACGGCTTGGTTCGTCACATTACCCGTAGCTGCTGCTACAGGATTTGATGTATTATTTGTATCTCCTTCAGCATATACAGGTGTTACTGTGAGAATACAGAGAGCGATGTAGTAGTAGAGTTTATTGTATAGTTGCGTGTATAATCTCTTTGTTCTACTAAGCCTGCTGCTCTTGTTGTTGTTTCTAAGCTCCATGGTAATGTGTTGTCAGTAACTGTAAATACTGCATCACCACCAGCAATCCCAGCACTTGCTGCTGCTGATATGTTTGATCCAGACCAAGAGTTTACGGCTGCACCAAAAACTTGCACTTGTTCTGTTTCTACAATAGTTTGAGTTGTAGTTGTTGTACTGTTAAGAGATCCTGTTGTAAACTGAGGGGTAACAGTGTTTGCTCTTGCTACTGCGGGTGATAACAGAGCTAAGAGTATGATTAGTTTTTTCATACTTTTGGTTGTTTGTCTTTTTCGCCTTTTGTTCTACCTGTAGATAGCCCGAACGTAGCCAGTGCACCCGTAAAAATCGAGGCAACGAACGTAATGTCGGACGATGCTCCAGTTTTTTTGACCATAGGTAGTTCTACATAATTTAATGTAATAATAAAACCGGACCAGATAACTACACCTAGACGCACCATGGCTCCTAGTATTTGCATCTGTTCGTCGTGGTCATCTACATTTTCTTTGATTTTTCTAAGGATGCTTTTCTTTTCTGGCGGTTTTGTTTCCATTTGTTAATCTTGCCTTGTAAGAACTTTTGTATTTTCTCCTTTAACGCATTGATTACAGGTTGTGTAGCAGTCGCAGCTGCAACAGCCGTTACAGCAGTAACAGACGCAGCAACTAGGACTTCTTGCGATGGTAAAGGGATACTAGGTAAGGGTGGAAAGTGTATTTTTGGTGGAGGGTTTTCTTCTGTTTGCACCTCCTTTGTACCTTCGGGTCTTCGTAAATCGCTCGGAGGTACGACCAAAGGTTGATATGAGGGAACATCTGCTGTAGGGAGAGGTAAAGAGGGGGTCGGATAACTCTGTGCTGGTGGTAAAGGTAATGTTGGAAGGTGGATTGGCTCACCTAACCCCAAGGAGTACCTACTGCTGTTGTAGGTGTTTTCTGCTCAGAGATCTGAGCTTCTAAAGCTGCTTCTATTTCTGCAACTGTAGGACCATTACCGGCAGAAGCAGTAGCTTCTACAGCCGTCTTTACCCAACCAATGACTTGACTGTGTGTCAAATCTTTATATGGAATAAGAGTCTCAGGTTTATCTAACATTACGTTACCAGTAGCTCTTGCTTTGTAAGTACCATCGGTAGCATCTACACGATAGATAACTTTGTTTACGTAACCATCAGCAGTTTCACGGACACATGTATTAACTTCCCAAGTTTTTGTAATTGCCATTAGTTTATTTCTGTAAGATTAAATTTATATTTTTTACCGTTAACACGGTTGATTAAGAATAAGTCGTTAGCTCCTTCTTGTAAGCTCCACGAACCTTTTGTATTGTCCACTTCATTAGCACTGCCATTAAGGTTAGACATGTTCATATCTTGAGTTGTAACTGATCCATTCACTGTGATTCCACTGCTTGTAGTCAAAAGTTTTGGTAAAGTACTATTATCGTGATAGAGCTCACAACTTCCTCCACCATGGAACTTAGCCATGATTTCGTGACCAGCATCACCACCAGTAATTCTACGAAAATGTAAAGCATTACCATCTCCAACTTGTGAATCAATAAACCTTGCACTGTCTGACCCACCAAGAAGATTGAGCTCTGCTGTCATAGTAAGATTTCCAGTAAGAGTAGCACCTACATCCGTGGTTTCAAACTTATTCTCGCCGTCATAGTTGAGTTGTACTCCTGCATTTCCTTTACATACTACAACGTTGTCATTATTAGTTACGTCATAAATACGCAAGTTATCTGTTGCACCGTCTATTCCTATATCATACGTTTGTGCATCATTTTTTATTCTAAACGCTGGATATGAGTTAGCTCCTGTTGATTCGAGAACTATCTTTGTATTAGTTACACTACTATTTTGTGCATGAATTAAATCACTTGGTGAGCTAGTACCTATACCTAATTTACCTGTAACTTGTGCACCAGTTGAAAGTGTCTGAAACTTGGGGCTGCCATTATAATTTAACTCTGTTGATCCGTTTTTATTCCATTTTTGCAAAGATTCAGTATTACTATAATCGTAAAGGTTTAGCTGAGAACCGCTGTTATTTATTCCAGTTAAAAAATCTGAATCAGCACTTTTGTCAGTTCCTTGAATAAAAACTCTTCCAGTAAAAATATCTCCACCTGTTGTATCTAATGAGGCCCCTGATGCTGTACCATTACCAGCAGGGACAGAACTTACGTTTGCATTAGCAAGTGTTAAAGTATCACCTTCAACTGTGTTGTCTAAAGACCTTGTTAGTGGATTAAAGGTTATTGCCATGATTAGGACCTCGTAACTGTTGCTACTCGCCCAGCTGCTGCATAGGTAAGTGTTAATGTTGCAACGGTTGTACCGCTGCTACCACCATCTTTATAAGTAATGGTTGTAGGGTCATTAGCCCCTGCGTTGCCAGTTCCTGCATAAGTCATTGAGACAAAATCGTGTGGTGGAATAGAGAAGCCTTCAACTACTTGTGTGAAACCGGTATAATTTAGTTTTGCCATTGTTTTTGTTTAATTTTAATCTGTTATGTTGTTATTAGTAGAAGTATTGGTTCCTGAGTTAGATATTGGAGTAATTACAGTACCAGCGTCGATAACATTACCAACAAGTACATTTTTTATATCATTGCTGCCACCAATATTTATTCCCAAACTATATCTAGCTCCAAAAGTACAAGTAGATCCAGAAGATATAGTAGCAGATGGGTTTGCGCCGTCTGACTCAAGTACTGTAAATTGATTATCATTTAACTTAGTAACACTATACTGTCCATCAACAGCAGCACCAGAAGTAAAGTCCATGTAAACAAATTCTCCTGTATCTAATCCGTGGTTAGCTTTAGTAACTGTTATAGTAGTTCCACTTTGTCCATATGTAGCAGCAACAGGTGTAGTATCACTACCTCTAAGAGTGTTTCCGATTATAGAGTTTCTACTAGAACTTCTACCAGAACCATCACCAAAAATTCTTATAGCTTCTATTAATCTAGGAATAACAGCAGATCCAGCTGGACCTACTCCTGCTGTAGCACCATTAATTATATTTCCTTGTACGGTGCATAGATTACTATTTTCTAACGAAATAGCATAGCTTAAATTAGCAAATCTATTACCAACTACGCTACAGCAACTAGAGTCTTTTATGAAAACTCCATCATCAAAAGTAGTTTCATTAGTTAATCCTAATATCTGTGTTCCACCAGTAACAACTACACCGTTACTGTTTTCTATCTGTATAGCAGCTTTTGCTGTAGCAGTACCTACAAAATACCCACCGTTAATAGTTAATGAACCAGCACCAGCAATTCGTTTTGCATATACTCCGTTGATTTTAATTTGATCTGCTATGGGTCTAAAAATTTGAATATCCCAGTTAAAATCTAAATTATCTCCTCCGTCTATATACCAACCGTAATCGCTGTGTGCACACTCTGCTCTTTGAAAAAATATATCTCTTGGATCTCCACCAACAATTAAATAACTAACAGTTTCAACATCACTAGGATCACCTTCACCTCGACTTTCATCTGTTTCTACAACTTCGATACTAGCTAAAGGTGAGATAGCACCAGTAGCGTATGTAGTTGCATCAAAATAATAACCTACTCCCCAAAATTTAGTTGACTCATAATCACCGGCACTTCTTAAAGGAATTGTTGTTCCGTCAGCAGTTGCGGTTTCTGAAGCAAAGCTAACTAAATTCTGATTCCAACATTTATAAACACTTGTACTTACAACGTCTGTAAAATAAAAACCGACAGCAAAGTTTCCAAGTCTTATATTAGTTAGTTTTGCATTTTGAACTGCATGAGTTCGTAGTGAAGCATTACCGCTTACGACCACACCAGCTAAATTTTCAGTAATAGTATGGCTGTAATTAGGAATTTTATCTGTAGCTGTACCATTTATATCTCTTTTAAGTTTTATATATAAGTTTTCTATAAATACATACTCAACAGTAGCATTAGTTGCGGGTGCGACTACTGCAATAGCCGACTTGTCTACGTTTGTAGGTAAAACCAACCAAATCTCTGACAATCCTTTATCTCCGATAAGTCCTTGATGGCTAGTGTTTATTGTTAGTGTATCAGTAATTTTGTAATATGGTGAGCCTTTAGGTACGTATACAGCCTTACCTGTGGCAATTGCAGCTTTAAAAGCAGCAGTATCATCGGTAGAGCCATCACCTTTTGCACCAAAGTCTTTTACTGATACAAAATCTTGTAATTTATCTTGAATTGATCTAGCTGTAGCGGCGTTGGCAGCACCGTCAGCAGCTAGTTGTGTGAAGTTAAGGGTGTTTATTGTAGATGTGTTATATGCTCCCTGAGAAATCCATTTGACACCATCAAAATGGTATTGCAAATTATTTGATGCGTTATGTACGTCACCTGTCGATGGGGAAGCGGGAAAATTTAATGTCATGATTTTAGTTTAAAGTGCTGCAAGAATAAAAGCAAAAAGTTCATTATATCTAACACCATAACTGTCACCTACTTTTGTTTTATTACCTTCTTCATCTGTTGTGTACATTTCGTCATAGCAAAACATACCGTAAGAAGCTGGATCTAAACTTTCTGCCTCAAAAGCTGTTTTAATTTCCTGTGCAACTATTCCAAAGTGTATTCTTGCATTGTCACCTTTAGAAGTTACAGCCGCTTTAAATTTGTATTTTTTTAATTTACCTTTTAAAACTAAAGCAACTCTTTTTTCCGCTTCAGTAATAGTTTCTATATTTTGTTTTTGTCTTTCGTCCGATGTTTGGATAGCACCATTTGTAGCGAATACATCATCCCATCTATTACTTGATGATCCTAAATCCTGTGAATTATCATCAGAAGGAATAAAGTTACCACCAGATGTAAATTCAAATTTTTTACTAACAGTTCCAGCAGTTGTAGTTGTTCCAACAACTAAAGAATATTCATCATCCGTATCAATGGTTCCTTCTTTAAAAGAACCAATAAAACAAACTTCTTCTGGTTCGGTATCTGCTA